ATAATGAAGAAACATTATATTCCAGAAAACTTATACATGTATGAATATCTATGCCCTTTCGCAGAAGATATTAATCCACACTTGCTAGAACTTCTTTTAAATGAAGAAGATTTTAAAGATAAACCTAGTAATATAAAAGCAAAGTCTACTGGATGGGAATTAGATAGAAGGCATGAAGTAGTAGGTGATTTAGTAAGATGGGTGCATGAATCCTATATGGAAATAGAACCACTTCCTTTGGTATGTCCTGAGGTATGGGGAGTAGTATATAATGAAGGTGATTCTACAGAGTGTCATTCTCATTTACCTAGTATTATGTCATTTACTTATTATGTAAATGCACCAAAAGGTTCTTCTCCATTAGTATTTCCTGGATCTGGAACTGAGGTAGAAGCACAAGCAGGTAAAGTATTACTATTTGAGAGTAGATTAAGACATGAAGTACCACCTAACAAATGTGATGGTAGATGTGTAATAGCAGGTAACTTTATCAGTCCAAGAGCTATTGCTACATATGGTCATCCATTAACCTAATAAATACCCATAGCATGATGGGTATAAGTGACTGAAGTTTTTATACAGAAATCTAACGAAGTATATTTACAAATAAAGGCAGAGCCACACGTAGAATACGAACTGCGGGACCACTTCACATTCGAAATTGAGAATGCGAAATTCATGCCTCAATATAGGAAAAGAAATTGGAATGGAGAGATACATCTATTTGATTTAAGATCTAAGAAGATATATGTAGGACTGTTAGATAAGATAGTATCATTTTGCGAGAGACAAGGATATAGTTATAAGTTTTTAGATAATGAGTATTATGGTCCACCCTTTGAAGTAAATGAAACTATATCAAAGGAAGGAGTAAAGGATTATATTAAGTCTATTACTAAATTTAAACCAAGAGATTATCAATTAGAAGGTGTATCTGATTGCTTAAAACACAATAGGAGATTGTTAGTCAGTCCTACTGCCTCAGGTAAATCTTTAATGATTTATGCTCTGGTAAGATATTATGTTCATAAAGGACAGAAGATTCTACTAGTAGTCCCTACTACTTCTCTAGTAGAGCAGATGTATAAAGACTTTGAAGAGTATGGTTGGGATGTTAAAAATCATTGTCATAGAATATATGCAGGTAGGGAAAGAAGTAATACTAATGAAGTGACTATTACTACGTGGCAGTCAGTATATAAGTTAGAGAAATCTTTCTTTGAAGATTATAATGTTATTATAGGGGATGAGGCACATCTTTTTAAGAGTAAATCTTTAGTTAATATAATGACTAAGCTTCATCATGCTAAGTATAGATTTGGTTTCACTGGAACATTAGATGGCACACAGACTCATAAGTGGGTGTTAGAGGGATTGTTTGGACCATCATACAAGGTAACTAAAACTGAAGAATTAATGAAAGAAGGTCATCTTTCTCAATTAGATATACAGTGTTTAGTCCTTAAACATCCTCCTCAGAAGTTTGAAACCTATGAAGATGAACTTCAATATCTAATTACTCATGAACAAAGGAATAATTTTATTACTAATCTTTCATTAGATCTTAAGGGTAATACTCTTATATTATACAGTAGAGTAGAGACTCATGGAGCAATACTTTATGAAAAGATAAATACTAATAAGCACACTGACCGTAAAGTATTTTTTGTACATGGGGGAGTGGACGCTGAACAAAGAGAATCTATTAGGGAGATTACCGAACATGAAAACAACGCAATTATTGTTGCCAGTTATGGCACTTTCAGTACTGGCATTAACATTAAACGCTTGCACAACGTCATCTTCGCCAGTCCCTCCAAGTCCAGAGTCCGCAATCTCCAATCTATTGGAAGAGTCCTTAGGAAAGGAAGAGGCAAAGTAAAAGCAACTCTCTATGATATTGGTGATGATTGTACGCATCATTCTCAGAAAAATTATACGCTCAATCATCTCATAGAAAGAATTAAGATTTATAATGAAGAGAATTTTAATTATGAAATAATTACTATACAAATAAAAACATGATAGAGGATGATTTTTACGCAACTATAAAACTTAAATCTGGCGAAGAAGTATTTGCTAAGATAGCTTGTAGCGAGGAAGAAGATAGAACTTTCTTATTATTAACAAATCCTATTACTATTGAGAAAGTTAAAAGTAGAGCTGGTCTTGCTGGATATAAAGTAGAACCTTGGATCAAAACTAGCAAAGAAGATGTCTTTATTATTAATATAGAAGATGTTCTTACTTTAATGGAATCTGATGATATGGAAACTATAACTATGCATCAAACTTTCGCTAATCATCAAAGTAATTATTTCGAAAGAAGAACTAAATTAGATAGAAAGATGGGTTATATATCTACTATTAACGAAGCTAAAGAAGCTTTAGAAAAACTATTCAAAGACAACTAAGATATAACCTACCCTTGAACCCCGACAGAGTTAGTCTACTACTAATGAGATAACTTGTCAACTATTGTGTTGGATGCTATAATTAATACATAATAGAGAGAAGTATAGATGGGAACTCCTAGAATTATGGGCAAGAGGAAAAGATCCGAACACTATGTTAATAACAAAGAGTTTCTTGCAGCACTCATAAGGCATAGGGAAAACATTGAAATAGCAGAAATTCAAGGGAAGGAGAAACCTCGTATCCCTCGATATATTGGAGAGTGCTTTCTTAAGATTGCTACTCACCTATCTTTTAAACCCAACTTTGTTAACTACATGTTTAAGGAGGACATGATATCTGATGGAATCGAAAATTGCGTTCAGTACATACATAATTTTAATCCTGAGAAATCCCAAAATCCTTTTGCTTACTTTACGCAGATTATACATTATGCGTTTCTCAGAAGAATTCAGAAAGAAAAGAAGCAGTTAGAAATTAAGAATAAAATTCTAGAAAAGACTGGATATGAACAAGTCTTTGATAACGATGGATCTGATGATAATTATTCTAGTTACAATCAAATAAAAGATGCTGTTCATTCTAAATTGCGTAATTGAATGAAAGTAGCAATAATTACAGATCAGCATTTTGGATCTAGAAAAAATTCAAAATTATTTCATGATTATTTTTTAAAGTTTTATGAGGATGTTTTCTTTCCTGTATTATATTCAGAAGGTATTAAGACGGTTGTGGACATGGGTGATACCTTCGACAGCCGTAAAGGTATCGACTTTTCATCTTTATCCTGGGCAAAGGATAACTATTACGATAAATTGAAAGATATGGACGTCACTGTCCATACAATAGTAGGTAATCATACAGCATATTATAAGAATACTAATGAGATAAATGCAGTTGATTTATTGCTACGTGAGTATGATAATGTAAAAGTATATTCAGAAACTACCAGTATATTATTAGATAAGTTAAGTGTTCTTCTTGTTCCTTGGATCAATAAGGAGAATCAAGAGATGAGTCATGCTTTGATTAAAAAGTCAAGTTCTCCTGTATGTATGGGACACCTTGAACTAGTTGGTTTTAGGGTTCATCGTGGTTATGTTATGGATCAAGGTACAGATGCCTCTCTATTTGATAAATTTAATAAGGTATTTTCTGGACATTATCATACCAGATCTGATAATGGAAAGATTTTTTATCTAGGTAATCCTTATGAGATGTATTGGAATGATTGTAATGATGTAAGAGGATTTCATATCTTTGATACTGAAACTCTAGAAGTTACTTCTATTGATAATCCATATCAGATGTTTAGTATAATCTATTATGAAGATACTAATCATCAACTCTTTGATGCTAGACCTTACGAAAATAAAATCGTTAAGGTAGTAGTTAAGAAGAAGAGTGATCAAGTACAGTTTGAAAAATTCTTAGATAAGCTGTATACTGCTAATGTAGCAGAACTTAAAGTTGTAGAGAACTTTGCTCTTCAAGAAGCAGCAGAGTTTGAAGCATTTGAATCAGAAGATACGTTGTCTATTCTTAATAGATATATTGAGGAAGCAGCAATCGATCTTGATAGATCTAGGGTTCAAAAGTTGATACAAGAGGTCTATCAAGAAGCATGTGAGTTAGTCTGATGTTTATTCTAACCATAGACGGAGCAGAATCTGAAGGAGCATATTCAGTCGCTACTAAAGGTGGGGAACAAGTTCTTTATCTTTTTGAGGATGAGGATGATGCTGTTAGGTATGCCCTACTACTAGAAGAGCAAGATTATCCAGAAATGCATGTAATTGAAGTTGATGGTAAAGTTGTGATTAAAACATGTGAGATGCACGATTACAGGTATTCTGTAATCACTAAAAATGACATTGTTATTCCCCCTTTAGAAAATGATCTTATTTGAAAAAATACGTTGGAAAAATTTTCTGTCCACTGGGAATCAATATACTGAGGTTGATCTAGATAGAAACTCAACAACATTGATTGTTGGGACTAATGGTGCTGGAAAGAGTACTGTATTAGATGCTTTAACTTTTAGTTTATTTAATAAACCATTTAGGAAGATTAGTAAGCCTCAACTTATTAATACAGTCAATGAAAAGGATTGTAGAGTTGAAGTTGAATTTTCTGTTAATGAAACTGAATGGAAAGTAGTAAGGGGTATTAAACCTAATTTATTTGAAATTTATAGAGATGATAATTGTTTAGATCAATTTGCTAATGCTAATGATCAGCAGAAGTGGTTAGAGCAGAACGTTATTAAGATGAACTATAAATCTTTTACTCAGATTGTTATTTTGGGTAGTAGTAGTTTTGTTCCTTTCATGCAATTGAGTGCTACTAATAGGAGGGAGGTGATAGAAGATCTTTTAGATATTAAGATTTTCTCTTCTATGAATAATTTAATTAAAGATAAGATTAGAGGAGTGAAGGAGGAGGTAAGAACTTTAGATCTTAAGAGAGAGTCTCTTAATGATAAGGTTAATATGCAGGAAGAGTTTATAGAAGAGTTAGAGCAACAAGGTAAAGGTAGGATTGAAGATAATAATACAAAAATTAATACTCTCTTCTCAGAATCTGATGACTATGTTAAAATAAATGAAGAACTAGAAAACAATGTTCATGACCTAACCAAGAAGCAGGAAAAGGTAACAGGTGCTACTGAAAAACTACGTAAGATGGGTACTATAAAAGGAACTCTATCTAATAAGGTAGCAAACATTACAAAGAAGACTAAGTTTTTTGAAGAGAATACTGTTTGCCCTACCTGTAAGCAGGATATTGAAGAAGAGTTTAGGTTAAATAACATTGGTGATGCTCAAGATAAGATAAAGGAGTTGCAATCTGGTTATAAAGAACTAGAGGAGGCAATTAAAAAAGAGGAGGAGAGAGAGCATCACTTTACACAACTATCAAAGGAGATTACTTCACTAACGCATGGCATTTCTAAAAACAATACTCGCATCTCTGGCTGCCAACGACAAATCAGAGATCTGGAATCGGAAATACAAAGACTTACCGAGCAACTTGCAAA